AGCCTGTAGACACCCGGCATATAAACTGAATCAACTTCAGCAAAGCCACCAGAAATCCACGCCTGTCCTATCGTACGGGCTACCAGCGGTATGTTTACGCTTGCTGTACGTGTGCGGTTGTACCGGGCTGATAGACCGCTTGTAGAGGCTGTAAGGCCTGTAGCACCTAAGTAGAGCTCGATGCTTTGTGATGTACTGCCAGGGGCGATTCTGATCGTAGATGCGTTGCGCTCCGATGGAAGGTACGCACCTATCGTGCTATATGTCTTTAGTTCCATCGCACCTATACTCGGCGGTGATGCCCAAGCATTACCAAAATAGTCAGTACCAAAACTGTATGTGGCACTACCCGCTCCTATAAGAGAATCACCTGCTAACGGCGTGTATGGGATTATCGCAGCGTCAATGGGATTAGTGTAGATAGGAGTATGCGTAAAAGCCCGATGATAAAGTTGCTTTGAATTTGCTCCTGCTGTTGTATTAACTCTAGATATATAACCGGCGTTAAAATCCTCTGTAAAACATGCAGTGCTTGCTGCACCAATCGTTGCTGATGTGAAATAGTCAGGAACGAGTAGACAATTGTAAATCGACGCTGTAGCCACTGTGCTAGTAAAATTTCTAAACACCTGCGATCCAGATGCACCGAAAATAGTGCAATTACTAAACGTCATTGCACAAGCACCAGTACTGACAAATTCAATAGAACTAACGTTATAAGTAGCGCACTGTATAAGACAGGCATTAAATCGCGTTGTTGTACTTGCACCAGTACCATCAATAACAATTCCACCCTGTATGTAACACTTGTCGAAAAGTATAGCACTCTGACCAGTAGTGGTTATCTGAACGACCGCTTGAGTTGAGGTAATTCCAACCTGATATGGCGTGGTCATCTGACAACGTATAAAAGTAATGTTACTACTTGATGCGGCTAATGTAATTTTGTGTTCTAACCATAATGAATCAAATGTTAAGTATGATTTTCCGTTTGTTGTAAAGTTACCAACACTTGTCGCTATACCAAGTGAATCAGATGAAAGACCCGTAATGCGGACATACCCAGCTGGTATAGAACTAAATTGTGATGAGGTTCTATCACCTATAATAGTTGTTGTTGCGGAGTATGTACCTGCGATTGTAATCGCTTCTCGGTATGTACCCGGTGCAATATACAGCGTGTCACCTGAGCCAATGCCAGTCGCTCCTAACGCCTTTTGTACTGTTTGCCACGCAAGGCTAGTCGTAGGGCCTAGCCCTGTATTTGCATTATTTCCGTCCGGTCTTACATAATACGTTGCCATTATTCAGCCGTCCCCGCTACGATTTCCTGAGCCATAATAGCTGAAAATTGCTGACTGTAGTTTTGCTGAAACGCAACATCTTGCGTGACCCACCAACCAAAGACGGAAGTACCATCAGGCCCAAACGTGCCTAGCAGGTTGCCGTCATTGTCGTAGATATCCCCAAAGACAATCCAATCACCGGGGACGTTTGGGTTAGGCTCCAGCCGGTAGTTTTGTAGATTCATTATATATCCCTCACATAGATTCGTAATGGGCCGAACACTTGCGTGTCACTTGCCCCGGTGGTTCGTGTGATCGTAGCGGTGTACGTCCCTGGCACGTTGGTAACCGTGGTGTCAATGGTAAAGGTTGCCCGTCCATCAGCTGCATAGGTTGCCGTACAGGAGTACGTGTCTACCAAGGTAGCACCGGAGTTGTAGACCTTAGCCGTTACCGTGGCACTCGTGATGTCAATGCCGGAGCCGTTGTTGTCTACACACTGAACATCGATGCCGTGCTGTGCGCCCTTCTGGATATCTAGCGGATCAGAAGCGCCCAAGCCGTCCGCCCTTACTTCAAAAGGCCCCATGCGTACAAGAGCGGCAGAGGTTACCGGGGTCACCAGTTCGGCGTTGACGTACTGCCCAAAGGTACCGGCTGTTACATGGCTTGCCCTTGCCTCATCCCACACCGCTGCGGCTGTCTGCGCTGCCGTCAAGCCACCAGAGGAAAGCGTGACCGTCAGCACCGCGCCGTTAGTACCAGAGGCACCACGCACCACGATCGTGACATCAGATGCGCCAGCCGCAAAAGCCGCATTAGGAACATCCAAACGATACACGCCCGGCACTAGGCTCGACGATATCTCTGCAAAGCCACCAGATGACCACGCGCCTGTAGGTGTCTGCGTGACCAGCGTGATAGCCACCGGAGCCGACTGATTGCGGACGTAGTAGGCCGCTAGACCGGAGGTGTTGAATACCAGCCCTGTAGCACCGAGGTAGAGTTCGATGCTTTGTGATGTGGAGCCGGGAGCGATTGTGATGGTACTGGCGTTTCGCTCTGTTGGTTGATACCCCGTCAAGGTTGAAAGGTTACGGTATGTAACCGCTCCAGCGTCAGGTGTAGCACCAGTCCACGTTACGCCGAACATATCGGCGGCAGGTGCGCCAGACGATACACCAAATCCAGCGTTTACACTTCCAAGCGTTGAACCATAAGCGTAAACAGCAGGTAGACCCACCAGTGTTGAATATCCTATATCAGTTCCGTATATACCGGCAGATGATGATGTTCCTGACGCTGTCACACCTGTTAGAGTAGCGTTTGGATATCGATTGTATGTCTCAACCATTGCCCCTGATGTAGCGCAGTTTAGGAATCGACCAGCACCTAAATGCAAACAGTTTTTAATTTGAAATGGTGTTGTGTTATTCCATCCATACTCACATACAACTGTACCAACACCAGAACTTCCAGCGACAAATGTACAATTTGTCATACTTCCGCCTGTCGGGAATGTTGAACCAGCCGCTGGAGATGTATACAGCGCATAAGGATATGTTTGATTATTTGGCACAAAAAATAAACAATCTGACCAACTTATACCTGCATCATAAGTAGTTGTATGTCTTGGATTATCAATGTAGAAACAAGAAGCCGAATCAAAAATACATTTTGTTACAGTCAGATTTAAGGATGTTCCAGCAGTACCAGACATTGATATTGAGGCTGTTGTATTTGTAGGAGACCCTCCACTAGCCCTCATGCTTTGCACGTAGCATTTATCAAACGTCCAACCATTACAAGTCGTGGCAATAATTACGCGAACCTGATTCTGGAAAAAGATATTCGACCAGTAAAGGTTATTTTTACTGGTTGCCGTTATAGGCGTACCTATAGACGTGCTTGATGTGTCACTGCTAAAACCAGTTATGCGGACTTCACCAGCTGCTACACCGGAGAACTGAGAAGCCGTTGGATCACCAGTAATGTAGGTTGTCGTGGAGTAAGTACCACCAATGGTAACCGCCTCACGATACACGCCAGGAGCGATGTATAGCGTGTCACCTGAGCCTATACCAGTGGCTCCGAGAGCCTTCTGTATAGTCTTCCACGCTTGACCAGATGCTGAACCAGTGCCGGCGTTGCCATCATTGCCGTCTGTCCTCACATAGTATGTTGCCATCAGTTAGCCCCAACGATTTCCTGTGCAATAAGGTACGACATCTGCAAGACAAACCCACGCTGTACTTCTTCCGACTGTTCAAGCCACCACGTAAACAAAGACGTGCCATCCGGACCGTATGTACCAATGATGTTGTTTTCGCTGTCGGTGATGTCACCAAAGATGAGCCAGTCGGTAGATGGTGCTGGTTCCTTCACGACCGAGAAGTTTACAAAGTTCATTTGCCCACCTTCAATGCATTCACGCCCACACCCTTGAACGGCATCGTGAGGAACGCAAGCACACTACTTACCGCAGCGGAGACACCCGCCGCGACCGCCTTGCTCCCGTAGAGTGCCAGCACTGCGCCGAGTTCGCTGAGGTCGTGTGCTTCGGATGTCCTGATGCCATCGCCAAAGACCGAGGTGAAAGCAGCTGCGAAAGCCACGATCACAACGACCACTAACCGCTTGATGCTAATGCTGTTCATTGCTTCGCCTCCAACTTTGTAACCTGCGTTTTCAGTTCACCGGTTGCAGTTTCCAGCCTACCGATACGATGCCCGTGGTCTTTGATCGTTGCAGTGTCTACCGCTCCACGTTTGTCCATACGGTGGAGGAACTGGATGATGTAGACCAGTAACGAGATAACAGCGCCCGAAACACTGATGCCTATCGTAGTCCATTCCGATGCTGTCATGATGTACGCTCCACCAGCCCTACGTGCTGTACAAGTAATTCTGTCTGCCCAAAGTCTGTCCCGATTACATCGTAATACTTCGAGTCATCTCCTACACGGTAAACCCTATCCTGCGGCATGACATCAGCACCTACAGCGACAATCAGCGTCCACTGTGCAGATGACTGGATGCCACCGCCTACAATGCTCTCTGTGTCTGATTGGTTGGTTAGCCTGGCGTTGTACTCGGCAACCTTGCGCCATGTCTCAGTAGCACCACCCCTGCCATCTTCGGTCAAGGTGAAGCGGTGAATCTCTACACGGTCTTGGCACAGGTTGCGTACCATGCCAGCGCTGATGGTTGCGCGTAGGATTGGACTCATGCGAACACCACCGGTCTAAACTTGTCTGCCATGGTTAGGCAGTTCTGCATCAACTGAGAAAGTTTTACGTCGCTCGTACCTTCTTTACTATCGATGTCTGCGGCTACCCTTGATGCTTTGATCAGCCATGCTTGGCGTGTTGCGGTGCGAACATCGTATCTTTCCACATTGATCGGGCCTTGGTCTACCCACATCAAGGTAGGGTCACCGGTGCCATCTTCCAGCGTGTAGCCCTTGACTTGGTAAGGAGAATAGACAGGGTAATCAGGTTGTGTCGTGCCTGATGTTCCAGCCACCCGGCACTCGTAGACCCGCCCGTTGGGCGTTGTAGGCACTACACGGTCACCGACAGCATAGGTGGTGCTAGCCGTCCAAGTGGTGAACCGGGAGTAGGAATCTAAGATGCTCCCTATCTCGGTTGTGGACATCTGCGGATAACTTTGGGCATCAACAAAGAGGGATACCTGCGCTATCGCTTCGGCTCGTGTCATCATGCTCCACTATCCCACATAAAGAAAAGCCCCCGGCACGTCTGCCGAGGGCTTGAGATAAGAACCCGCTAGGCTTATGTAGCTGCGGATGCTCCAACGATAAGCGAACCCGGTACACGGTTGGCTGCTGTTGCATCAACGTTACCGATGTCAAACGCCTTGAACGCAAAGCGCTCAGTTGCCTTGAATGCAAGCGCATCTTCGACAAAGTAGCGCTGATCCGAAACCTCGATGGTAACGGTTCGGCGGTCACCGAATGCTGTACCCATGCTCAGGTCACCCAAGAGGACATAAGGCGTGGATGCTGCAAGGGTCTTCTGCATATTCTGGACGAACACGACAGGGTAACCGTAGAGCATAGGCGTAGGGCCGTAGGCATTTGCAATGTCGCTGATAGCGTTTCCACCAAGTGCATCAAGCAAAGGTGCAATCGCGTTG